TGCTGTACTTTTTCATTGCCAAATTCATACCGTTATTGGCAGTGCTGAGATTGTTCCAAACTGATCCAGTTGGTCGACCACCTTGTGTATCAGTGGTTCTCCAACGCGGAGCTTGGTAACTGTAGCTAGGCAAATATTCAGGAGCAGCGTATTCGCCAGTGGTAATTCCCAGAGCAGTCAACAATGCGGTTCCGCTGTTGGGTCCAGGGTCAACCGCAATCACACCATTGTTGGTCAAAGTTGACCCGTCGTTGCTGGCTGTGCTGTCGGCATACAAATAGAGTTTGCCACTTACTACACCAGCCGACACACCAGTTGGTGGGGCAGCATTGATAGCTGCGGCCAAGCCTGCCACTGTTGGAGTACCAACAGGCACTGTAAAAAGAATATCGTTAATCAAAAGATTTGCATTGGCAGTTAGACTGGCGGGTGCATTGCTGCCTTGCACAGTGGGCCATGATTCTTTCCATGCATCACTGCCAACCATTACCCATGTGTTGCTGCTATTTTTATAGTAGCCAACAAGAATTGTAGTAGTTGCAACAATAGCATAATCACCAATGCTGCCAACACTGGGCAGTGGAACGTTGGTGATGTCTACCTCTGAGCTGCTGGTCAACACCAAGGGAGTTTTGACAGTAAATGTGTTGTTGGTTTGATTCCACTCTTGGATGCCCCACAACGAAGTGGATGCATCAAGCCAGTAGGTGCCATCATCGGGCTGACCCACTGGACGACTCAAGCTGGCTGTGAGTTCGGTAAGATCAATGTCGGCTCGTTGCACATAGCAACGATTTGAAACACCCAACGCTGAGTAAGCAGCCAGCAAGCCATACTCATTAAGCTCATATCCATTGATTGGTGTGCCAGTTGTGGTGTTGTAGAAGAACGGTACACCAAATGTGGCAGCAAGATCGCGCTGGCTGGTTATGAGATAAGTTTTGTTGGCATTGGCTGCCAGAGTACCGGCCGCTACAGTTACACCGTCACTGCTGACTTTGTTTTGCGCTGTGGCCACTAAGAAATAAGGGACTGTGTTGACGGCTGAAGGGATGTATTGACTCTCGTCAATTACTGTGACTTCTACGCCAGGAGATACTAGTGCCATAATGGGTTCCTTTTCAAGTTGTAGATATTTATAGGCAAATGCCAAAAACCATGGAGTTGGACTCCCTTTGGCAAAGGTCCTGGCACTAAATATTGCTATGCGTCCCATTTGCCAAGCCTGTGATCAAAGACCTTGTGCTGTTAATTACATTCGCGAAGGCATCACTCACTATCGATCTAGATGCGAGACTTGCCAACGCAAAGGTCGGGGCAAAAAGAAGAGGCAAGCCCGCTGGGAACAAGCGGGCTACAAGAAAAAAATGCAATGTGATCGCTGTGGCTTTAAGGCCAGATATTCAGCACAGATTCTGGTATATCATGTAGACGGTGATTTGAACAATGTGAATATAAAAAATCTTAAATCAATATGTAAAAACTGTGTGGAAGAAGTGTCTAGGAGTGACTTGCCGTGGCGCCTGGGAGATCTTGAACCAGACGCATAACTTGTTGATACAAATGATCCAAAGTGCCATTGTTGTCTAACACAGCATCAAAATCAGTGCCCACCCAACTGGTTTCGCTGGCATGAATGCCCAGTGTTTTGAGGCGTTCCTTACTGATCATCCAGCTCATGTTGCCCCGCCCTTCGTTGACATTTACAGCATCTTGATACCACTCAGGTTCAGGGCCACGTATGACTCTGATCACTTGCCCACCAGCACTTTTGATAGCACGAATTTCATTGGAAAATCTACAGTCGGAGATCACCACATGATCCTCACTGTTGCGCAGCTTGTTTTCCAGCGCAGCAATCCAGATATCATCATGAAACCCTTTGCGGCAAACTTCAGTTCCCCAATACTGCAAAATCCAGCGAGGGGTAAGGTGTGGCATGGACAGACGTTCAGCCCACCAGACATCAACTTGTTCACGCCACTCTCGAGCTTGTTTGGTACGTCCTTCCAGGAGGGTTCTGTCCCAACCAAAAACTTGTGCCACTGCGTCTTTCAAACTGTTGGCAAAACTTTCGCGCCTAAAGCCATGAAAGTTCACAAGATAGTCAGCAATGGTATCTTTACCTGAGCCAATAAATCCGCATACGCCAATTATCATAAATTTTACCTTATTTTAAATGTGCCAATATAACTTTGGATCAGCAACTTTTTTAAATACAAAATTGTCTAGTCCTATTGAAAAGACTTTGTCACGCAAGAGTCTATCAACAATTCCAGCAAAGACTATGTTATTTTCTACACTCATATGATTGGCTCGTGTGTCCTTTTCTGGAATAAATCCTTGGTGTTGTGAACCAAATTGTGTAGTTAATTCCTTGCACGTTACATCATGTAATGAACACTGAAATACCGGCCGGCGAGTAATGGTCACATCAAATGCTGGAATCATTATGAGTTTTTTTTCACGTTCCTTACATAACTTGCTTATCTCTTTTATAATTTGATTATGCACAAACATATCAAACTGATCATTGCGCAAGTGTAAATGATACTGCTGAGCAGCTTTCAATATAGCCAAACGGGTTGGATCCATTAATGGATTATGTTTCATTACATGTTGGATGGTCCACAGACTAGAAATCATATGCAGTGAATCTGATGTAAAATCCGCATCTGGCCAGTACAACCGGCCGTATTGAGTTGCAACAAATATTACAGTGTCGAGATTATCGATATTTTTTATTAACTGTTGATACGACCAGAACAAACAAGTAGCAGCACACGCATAATTGTATATGTTGTAGTGGTACTGTGTTCGCAATAAGTTACTCCATGCTATAGGGCCATACTGTTCTGATGCATAGCTATCACCAAATATGCCAATGATCATCGCAGTTCTTTGATGTTGAGGTATTTAAGAGTGTCTTGCAGCATGGAAATTTGTCTACGACAGTCTTCTAGTGCATTGTGAGTGGCCGGGGGTGCTTCAAGTCCAGGCCATAAGCCAAACACAGTGCGTGAATCACGCACTGAATAATACTGCCAGGGCAAGGCCTTGTTGAGGCTTTTGTAGGCATGTTCCAGTATGGTCATGTCATACGTGGGACCTTGAGCCCATACTCTGCGAGCTTTCCATACGATTTTTGTAAGACCATCTAGGGCTACGCTGAGTGGCACACGGTCTTGCTCACTAAAAGCTTCTTCCCGAATTGCTGCAGGCTGTGTGGCCCACCACTCAATGGTGCCATCTTGTATGCTGCGATTTTCTTGACTTTCTAGATCCACACGCACGTAGAAACTGTGGTCGCTGTAGTAGCCGTCGCCAAGGGGGTCAAACCCCTGCGCAGCAATAGTGAGAATAGTGGTATCAGGGCCAGTGCCTAGGCCCTCTATGTCAAGCATCACGTCCATTTTGCTATTGTAGCAAAAGTCAACGCAGTTGTCAATTAGCCAATGACCCAAGTTAGTGGCTGGCTGGCATCCACATAATTTTTCAGTTGCTCGATTAGATCGGCCATGGCTTCTTTGGCTTCGGTTTTGAGTGCTGCACCATTGAGCTGTGTGCCGCCTTGTGGGCCAGCAATTTGAGCAAATTTTTCACGAGCCTCACCTATGATCATTTTGCAGTTGGCCAGCATGTAGTCACGGATCCACTGCCCAGATTGATAGTCGGCCAACAGTTGAATTTCAGGCTTAAGCTGGTATACCCACAGCAGAACATTTTCGCCTGATCCTTTGGGATCACGAATGATTTGTAATTTTTTGGTTACAGGGTTCCATGTGTAGTTCATGTAGGCACCGAACATGCGGCCAGCTAATTCAACATACTGTGTGTAAAAATCATAAGTGGCCAGTCCACCAGCTACGTTAAAGTTCATGAGATACACATTGAGACTGGCCTGAGCAAATGGATCAAAGTTTGATGCAAACGGTCCGGTGCTGTTGCCAAAAGTTCTGCGAAATACCTGACGCACACTGGCCACTTCTTGCGGCAGTGTGTAGATGTTTTCGTCTTGGATCAATTCCATGAAGATGTAAGCTTCCTCATAGGCCGCGTTGCTGCGCTGGCGAAAGGTACCTATGGTGCGTTGATAGGCACTCTCATAATGAGCGGGATCCAGTTCCAAATCGACGATTTGATCGCCCAGTTGTAACTTCACATACTCAATGAGATTTTGCTTGAATTCTGGCAGTGTATTTTCGGCCATGGGGAAGCTCCGTTCCCCCTTATTTACCAGGCCTTGAGCACTACAAGGTTCTCGGTACCGCGACCATTCCAAGGCGTTTCTGTAGTGGTCAATTCTTTAAAGATTTTTCTAGCAGCAGGCTTACCCGCTGCTGCGATTGCTTTGATTGTTTCACTTGGTTTACGCACAGTTTTTTGCTGAGTTTCCACAGTACTGAAACCAATCACACTGTTGCTTTTGACAGTGAATGCTTGAGTGTGCGAATCTGCCACTACATGAATCAGCTTGCGTTTTTTGGTGTCATACAGCCAGGCTTCACTCTTGTCCACAAGACTGGCAGCTGGCAGGCCTCGGAGCTTGAGTTCGGCAAACTCTAGAAGCACTCGAAACTTGGCTGCACGTTTTTCTGGTGCCACAGGCTTGACCTTGCGCGGCTTGCGTTCCACTTTCTTGATCTGCACATAGGCACCGCAGTCTGCAATCACTTGTTCAATAAACTTCACAATGTTGCGCAGCTGGATTTTGCTGTAGTGTCCATAGGCTTCCACCAGTTGGGAATCTTTGCCTTCTATGATTTCCTGATACTCGTTGAGTCGGTCGACCCAGATTGTGCGAATGTCATTGACCATTTGCGGGGCAATGTTCATGCTGCGCATCACAGCGATGGGCTTGTAGTCAGCACTCATCTTGGCGCCAGCTGAGCAAAACTCATCAAACACACCTTCAAGCTCGCCCGCACACTCTAATACTTTTTCTCTCAATCGATCTTGAATGGTCATGCGGGCCGGTGCCGTGTCATCAACTGGAGCTTCGGGCTTGGGGTCATTGCGCAAGGTCAACAGTTCAGCAATCATGTTGTCCAGTTTGATTTGCTCGTGTTCGTCCAACTGCAAGCCCATCATGCTCATGCGGCATAGCCAGCCTGGGGTCAGTCTAATTTGGCTGTCAGGCATGGCTCTGATCTGTTTGGCATCACGGGCACGATCATGCGCATCCAAATAGGTAGCAATCATGTCCTTGGCTTCTTTTTTGCCGTAGAAATAATTGTACCAGTTCAAGGCTCTGCTGAGTTCGGTCACACGGTTTTCTGTGGGCTGCTCGCGCCACAGCGGTTCATCGCCCACATACTTTGTATCAGGACTACGTGGATTCAGGGGTTTGAGTGCTCGATTGGCAGTTTTCACAGTGGCTCCTTGTACAGCTTACATGAGTAATTATAGCAGCTTCCAATTTATTGGTCAACCGCCGCTAAATACTTGCATTATGCCCCGTCTAAGCCTATACCGCCCCAATCGCACAAGAGATTACCAATTTTTGGATCGCACCATCTCAGAAATGTACACTGTGGGCGGCCTGGATATCTATGTTCACAAGTACATGGGCCCACAAACTGGCGGCGAAGACTCTGCACTTTCGGGCAATGGCGATGCCACTCAGCCCATTTACGACGAACTCAACCCCTTGAACATCCAAGACTTGCTGTTGTTGGAAAACCGCGACCGTGTGTATGCCGACGATATCTATGTCATGCGCGGAGTATACAACCATCAAGACATTGATTTTGACCTCACACAGTTTGGCTTGTTTTTAAACAATGATACCTTGTTTATCACATTTCATTACAATGACATGATTGATACGCTGGGTCGCAAGCTCATGAACGGTGATGTGTTAGAAGTCACTAACTTGATGGATTACAACCCCCTGGATCCCAACATACCCAAAGCTCTGCCCAAATACTATGTGATCCAAGATGCCAGTTATGCTACCGAAGGCATGAGTCAGACCTGGCTGCCGCATACATGGCGAGTCAAAGCCACGCCCATCTCTAATCAGCAAGAGTACAAAAACATACTTGACAAACCATTTGTGAGTGAAAATATTTGGGACAACGGCAATTACTATCCACAGGGCTGGGTCACAAACTATGGCGACACTTATTATCAAGCCATTAAAAACACACCTGCTGGCATAGATATCACCAACACCGAACACTGGCGCGAGTACACCCCACAAACCATCAGTGAGGGCATGAGCACTCGCGACAAAGACAACCAAATCAATGATGCAATTTTGGCACAGGCCGATGTTGAAGTGCCACTCAGTGGTTATGAAACTGGCAGTTTTTATATTGAACCCACAACCCTAGAGGGCACACCGGCCAACCCCACATCAATCACTGCTGATGGCATTGAAACTGTGGATGGTACCCAGGGCGGCATGAGCGAAACTCCGCGTGGATATGGATACACTGTGGGTTATCTCACAGGATCTTCCATCCCGCCCAATGGATTGCCTGTGACTTCGGGTGTGACATTTCCCACCAATCCCGTGGATGGAGATTATTGCTTGCGCTTGGATTATTTTCCCAACAGACTGTTTAGATACAGTTCGGCTTCGCGTCGTTGGATCAAATTGGACAGCAGTGTGAGAACTGATCTCAACAACGGCCCAACCAACGAAACTTTGCGCTCCAGCTTTGTGAACAATACATACACAGTAAACACCACTGATCAAGGGGCTGTGCCCAGCAGACAGAGTCTCAGTGAACTGTTACGACCCCGAGCTGACAATGGCAACGATGGTGGCAACAAAACGCCCAATCCCAGACCCGGCACTTATCCTGGACAGAAGTCAAGCTAACGTGAAATTTATGGCTCTCCATAAATAAACGTATGCATATATACAAAATTACTAACACCATTAATCGCAAAATGTACATAGGACAAACCATTCGAAA